AGTTACAGTAAAATCACTTGGTAAAGCAAGACCTACGGAATTTACTATATTTTCATAGTTGACATCATAATCTGCGTTACTAAGCTTAACTAGGGCTTGCCCTGTAATACCTCCGGCAGGTATGCTTTGAATAGTACCTCCACCATTAAGAGTATTAGCATCAGCTAATCTGAGAGGTTCATCATTTGTCAATGGTGCAGGAAGATTTAGAACACGATTAGAATTCATGTCTAAATTTTTTTCCATCTGGTTAGGGCTTGTGCCGTCACGAGATAGAGTATTATCCATGGCTGTCTGAATAATAGCCATGTTATCGTTAATAGCGCTAACCGCCGTAGTTTCATTCTGGAGGTTAACTAGATCAGTTAGTGTTATTTTGCTCATTTAAATCCTTTAGGATTGGGGAGCCGAAGCTCCCCTTTCCATTACGAAACAGTACTGACTGCAACCCAAGTGGTAGAACCCGTAGAGTTCACCCACATGCGATTTGCAATACCAGAACCTGCTTGGTTAAGAGCAATGCTTCCCTGAGCCGCTGCAAAAGTAGGAGCAGAGGCGCTATTCACAACGTAAATAGCAGGAAGAGTTGCATTTGTTTTACCAACGGTGTCAGCGCCAAGAGTGATTGCCGAAGCAACCATGACGTTACCACCGTGGTCCTCAATGAGAGAAGTAGTCATACTTACTCCTACTGAGTGATAGTACCGATACCGCGATAGCGGATACGGAACTTAACAGTACCAGCCGTGAACGTACCAATGGTAGTTACGGTGATATAAGCCGCACCATCAGTAAACGTCGAGTTAGTAACCGTAGTACCGACGATACCGCCAGTGTTGACAGTCGTACTAGCACCCGCAGTCAAGGAAGCCGTAGCAACGGCAGCCGAGAGGTTGGTGTTAGAAATCGAAGTCGAACGGTCGAGTTTCATCGTACCGACTGATACCGAAGTACCACCAGCAGCAGCGACTTCAACATCGTAGTTAACACTTTCAATGAAAATGTTAGTTCCGAGGAAGGTCGTGTTACCGATGATATAAGTACCAGCAGTGTTGTAAGGAGCGGTAGCGAGATTTACAGTAAACTCGATATCGCGCCATTCACCGTAAGAGAGGTAATCTCCTACAGTAGTGGGGACAGCCTTCTGTGTACCATACTGACGGTAGAGGCCATCAGGGTCAAGCCAAGAACCAGCAACCATATTGTTTCTCCTTTAGGTCGGCACAACGCCGGTTGCAGTGAGGACGATGACCATGTTTTCAGGCCGATACAGCTTGAAACCATACTCAGCAATGGTGAGGTATTCTTCCTGCTGGAGGTCCTTGTTGAACTCGCTGTAGACCGTAGGCATCTGACGGAAGCCACCGATCCAAGGCGTAGTATCACCGGGAGTCGCAGAGAAGAAGAAGTTAGCCACACCGTTAGTCACGGAGACGGAATTGACAGTCTCGGAAGCAATAGCCGGGAGGTAATTGCTGACGTAGATATCAAAACCAAAGACATTAAACCGGAACTTAAATCCAGTCATAATACCATCCTGCGTGATATTGCCCCACATGGGCATTGGCGAGAGGAGGTTGACGAGGTTAGCCTGGGTAGCCAGAGTATAGGCAACCGAGGGATCAACAACGGCACAGAGGTTCGTCAGAGGCACATTAGCCTTAGTCAGAGCGTACTGAGCTTTCTGGAAGTCAGGGAGAGTAATGCTCTGATTAATACCAGAAGCAACCCAACGATGGCTTGCAGTGTTGATGATGTTAGAGTTAGAAGCAGTCTGTCCAGCGTTGCCCTTGGCAAAGATGTTGGTTTCAACGGCTTCCATTAGCGCACGATGCTGACGAGGCACGAAAGCCGCGATCACATCCTGAGCATAGAAGCTATCCCGCTTGAACTTTTCGCTGATTGCGTTAGCCGAGTACTTATACTGGTCGAACGAGAACGTAAAGTTACCCGTATCGAACTGATTGTACTTGACAGCCTGATTTTCATTGAAATCGGCAGTCTCGGCTTCACCAATCGACGGAATGTTTAGCGTATAGCCATCGGGGAAGTCACTGAGAACCTTGACAAACTTCATAGCATTCAGTTCGTCCAAGAGGAGTTCTTTGATCTGACGCGACCAAAGGTTAGTCCTAATGAGGTACTGATTGTTCATGTCGGTAAAACCGGCCATGTGAAGTCCTTAAAAGTTATTGTTAAAATTATCCAAAGAAGGCGTCGCCAAGTTCAATGGCGTCGTTATGCATTTGGACGGCGATTTTAGGATCGAGATACAAACGAGGATTAGTCTTCTTTAACTCTTGGTAGTAGTTATAATCACGCTTGCTAACCTTTGGCGCGAAACTGTCATTTCGCTGATTGCTACGTGGAGGAGCCTGAAATGGGTCTTTAGTATCGTTAAGGTTCATCATCCTGAAGAAAGCTTCAGGAGATTTCTTAGCGAGATCATTGACATCATTGTCAGACAAACCAAGATTGATCTGTTGTTCTCGAAGGATAATTTGGTAATCTCTACCAAATCTCTCCTTTAGTTTATTTTGAACCGTATTGAAATTTTCAGTCTCTTTCTCGATCTTCTTGCTTTCGCTGATCTTATTGAGAACTATACTTTCAATTTCCTTAGGGTCATACTTTGGCTCAGAGACTTCGTTCACAGTAGGTGTCGTTACTTGACCGTCTTTTAGAGTTTCCATCTTCTGGAGATACTCTTCGAATTTAGCCTTAGTCAGCAATTCATCGCGTTGTTTGAGATAGTCAGCACGAAGTTCATCCTTCTGACGTTCCAACGATTTGATGTAAAGATCACTCTCTACTTTTGCTTTGAGAAGGTCTTCAACGGGTTTGTCTTTCCACTTGTTGAGGATTTCTTCTCGGAGTGAAGCATCGGGTTGATGGTCTACCTGAGCTTCGAATAGATTAGTCATTTATTGTCCTGTTGGTCTAGGTTAATTACTTTAGATACTAATTTAAGGGCTCGCTTGAAGCCGTTGGTGTCGGCTTGACGATAAGCCCAATTGGGAATGTCGTAAACTTTTGTATTAAGTTCTGTGTTGTCGGCGTCTTCTTTCATTTCATTTACAATTGCTTGGAGACGATTTAAGACTACTTTAGAACCTAATACTTGATTGCGGAATTTTTCTTTTTCTTCTTGATCTGGAATATGCTTGGTCCAAGCAGAAATCAAGGCTGTTCTCCCATTGGAGTTGGATTAGTGTTATCCATGTTATTATTCGTTCCACCGCCCATAAGAATACCAAGAGGGTCTCCTTCGTAGTTTTCAGTAGGCTTTGGAAGATTATGAGCAGGATGGTGGACTTGCTTCATAGGAAGTTTCTTACTCATTAGCATTCGTCCGGAGATTCAGGACCTTCATCATCACCATCGACAGAATCGACGAAGCCAATAACCTTACCCCAACCAGCAGGTGGAGTAGGCATGCCTTTAATGTTATACGAAGTAGCTGTAGTAAGTGGAGGAGTCACCGTATAGGGCTCCATTGCAGACTGATCAGAGGGATCGAGAGGATTGAGTTTCATTGTGTTCCGAGAGTTCCTTCAGGAGTAGCATTCATAGGAGGATTACGTTGTAGTCCCATTGTCCCGCCTTTAGGCGCGGGAGGTGGAGGACCACCACCGGGTGATTGATCATAATCTTCACCCATACCTGTAGCTGTACCCATTTGAGCATGAAGCTGCTCGGTAAGAGCTTGAATTTGAGATTGACCTTCAGCCTGTTCAGCAAGTGCTACGTAAGGTAACACTACTTCATAGTCTGTAAGATCGAAGACATTCTCTAGAATCTTAGCGAGTTTGATACCACTGAAGTGGGGTTGGACAGTCGGCCAGAGTCCTGAGCCTGTAAGGCTTGTGAGATTCTGGACCAGTTCAGCTTGTTCGGCGAAGTGCCTAGCGGCAATAGGTTTGATCCTGCCCACGCCAGTAATGTCTTCGACGGTGAGAGTTTGGAAGGAGGCAGTCTTGAGTTCATCGTCAAACACCTTAATCGTTAAAGAACTATCAAGATTACGTCTAGCAAGCTCAAGCATTGCATTAAGTAGAGGCTCTATGATCTGCTCTTCGAACTGATTGATCTTATTCTGGAAGATGCGAGCAGAAGCATTCTCAAGACGCTGCACTTCGTACTTAGTCTTTTCACCCGGAGAACGGAAGCCCATGGCTTCACCCGGAGCACCTGCCATCTTTTCCATGGTTTCAGCAAGCATAGCCATCTTGCTTTCAGACTGCATGATCGAGACCTCTGGCTGGATAAGTTCTACCTTACCTTCATCTGAGGTGAATATCTTTGCACCTGGCTGCCATACGAAGTCTTCGACAAATCCTGTAACCATTTGGACAGGAAATGCAGTGAAATCCCAGATATCCGCGCCTAAGTTTTCGAGATGGTCCAGACGATATTGCATCCCCACGAGATTATCGAGTGGACCCATACCCCACAGATTATCTTGTCGCTTCCGCCAAGGAACATGGTAGATAGGCGGTTGTCCAAAATAACTGGGGTTAGGCTTATTGCCGATAAGCTTATGACGATCAACGACAGTGATGACACGATTCTTTTGAAATTCATCTGTGTAGTGATCGTACCAATCTCCGTAGTAGGTTAAGACTTCGCAGTAATCAGACTGCAGATAAGCACGGAAAGAAGCGAAACCATCAACGGCGTATAAACGATCACGTTGAGACCAATCACCTTCAAACGTTCTAGCGTGGTAACGAACCTTCTTGAGGTAGTCGTACAATTCTTCGTATTCTTGTCTATTCTCGTCATTGCTCATTCTTTCGAGAAGATTGCGAAGTTCCCCCATACTGACAATACTGCGAATGAACTTAGGAGAAGAAAGAAAATCTTCTGCAACAGGGTTCATTACCATATCAAGAGGTGAGATACGACGTATAACAGGACCTACATATCCTGCTTGAGTTTTATCTTTCTGTTCAACGCGAGTATCAGCCCAATCGACTGTAGCGAAGCAATTGCCAAAGTCAATATAATCTAGAATAATCTTATCGATTTCATGCTTAAATGTCGGTTGTTCAATACACCACGACATGTAATTGACAATGGCATCACGTTTAGCTACGGCTGCACTATCAGCTTCGTCTGCTTCCCAAACTAACCACTTACGTTTCGGAAATAGCGTCGCAGTGTAATTGCTGTAGAGATTATCGCGGATTTGACAAAGCTTGGGAATAGTTGTTCTATTCTTCCAAGGATTGTTACTATTCGTTGTAGACGATGTATCCGTCGCATAGACATATCTGCGGATTTCTTCTTTATCGACTTTCCAATTCTGACGAAGAGTATCCCATTGGATATAACGTTCAGTCAGACGTGTAGCAAGAAGATCAGGAGAAAGGATATTCTCAAGCTCTAATACTTTTCCGGTTATGACACATACTCCAAAGCTGCAGCTATAATAACTGGGTCTTCTTTGAAGCGCCCCAAAGCTAGATTACAATTATGACAAAGCAAACTTCTCACTTCGCCCGTTTTATGATTATGGTCCACGTGAAGTTTTTTCTTCATTAAAGACTGGTGTGTTTTACATATTTTACAACAGCCGTTTTGTTCTTCGAACATTCTGTTGTAATCTTGAATAGAAATACCATAATTAATTCTGTATTTGTAATCACGCTGTCTATCTGTAAAACCTAGACCATTGTGATTAAACCTATTAGGGCAACGTCTATGACAATGTATTTGTTTTATACTCTTAGGTTCGAACTCTTTGCCACATTCGCAAACCTTCAAGCTACACCGCCAAACTTAGTATGATACTGCATAACTGGTTCTTTTAATTTCAAAGTATTAAATACATTCATAGGAGCGACTGCGAAATCAATTGCAGATGCGAGTGCATCTTTGATATCGTCATGCGGAGGATTAGTGAAAATCAATTCTTCTTCAAGAGCTTGGATATTACCACCTTGATAGTGCCAAATCTGATGATTAGCATATTTAGGTTCTAGTGTAGACATTATTCGTTCTTCTTTAGAACCTTGCCATCTACTAGGGCGGAATTCATCAATTGAAAGAGATAGCCCATAAGGACGGATATAATTCTCTTTCAAATCTTTAACAATAACTTGCTGAGCTACAGAGACTTCGCAACGTATCTTTCGGAATCCCCATTTCTCGTAGAGCTTTAGAATATGCTGGAAGTAATCTGAAATCTTATCAGTCTTAAACCGATCAATATCAAGGACATAATAATTACCAGAACCGTCTACTCCAATGACGACAATACTAGTAGAGTCGGACCGTTTTCCGGTAGAATAAGCGAAGTCAACTGCTGCCACGACGTTAAGTCGATCTCGTTTAAAGTGCCAGTTGTAATCTTTCCTTGAGAGGAAATTCTGATCGTAGTATTGGAAAAGGTCTCGCTTGATTGGGGACGAATCAATATCGTGTGGATCGTTGTAGTATTGGGCTCGGAACTGGACTTTGTTGATATATTGATTTCGTTTGATGTCCAAGACTTCTTGGTTAAATCCATACCATTTTCCATCGGAGGATTGAGTACGAGGCCAGAGATATTCCCCGGTTCCATCTCCTGCTGTTTCCACAGCATGTTCTTTAACATCGAAAAGAGAGTTGTCATCTAACTTAATTCTATTTCCAAATTCATCGTAGGAGTCTTTCTCCATTTCGATGAGAGTGTTGTACAAATCCTTAGGGTGATATCGAGTACCTACGACCCATTCTTTTGCTTCCACCGTTTCAATCGATGAAAGAAGACCATACTGGTCTCTAACCTTTTCACGATTCTCTTCGATGTATGCATTATTTGAAACCACAACGTCATCAAGAACAGCGATATCGCAATGCATACCAACAATGTTTGTAGTAAGACCTGCAGTGAAAATAGAAGGGTCTCTGATGTATTCTTCTTTACGTCTGGGATGATCAACTGAGATTTCCCGTTCTGTCCACTTCTCGCGTTTAGCTTCTTCTTTCTCAACCATTTCAGGCCAGTATAGTCTGTAGGTAGAAGAGGTAAGGATATCTTTCATAAACTTCAACTGCTTAGTAGCGAGATTACTAGTTGAAGAAATATATAGAATACGTAATGCAGGGTTACGTGTAAGCTCCCATACACACCGAAGTGCTATGAGAGAAGATTTCATGTGATCTCGTGGAAGCAGTAATAGTTGATGGGGCTTAGCATTGCTAGCCATCCACCATCGGATAACTTCACGATGGATATTACCTAAGACACGCTTAGGTTGTACTAACTTAATAAATTCTTCTAGATCATTCTCGGCGAGTTTGCGCCGGTCTGCTCTAGCTTTTTCTGCACTAGACAAATGTCAGTGATCCTGAAACAACAGTAACAGGTTGACCTTCGTTCTTTGGAGGCATACCTGTATTTGTTACAAACAAACTACCATCAGGGGCTGTTATAGGACTGTTCGAAAGAGTAGAACGAGGAGTGACGTACTTAGCTCCGCAGGCGTGAGTTGCACCGACATACGAACCACCGGGGGATGCTATTACGTTATAACTGCCATCTGCAGCAAATAATCCTGTATATGAAACTCCAGTAACTACAGTTACGTTTAAGCTTCCATCAGCAGCATGGCTCATCTACGTTTACGTTTCTTATTGGAATTGCGGATGTCGTGAATCTGGTATGAATAATAAATCAGTGAAGCAGTCGAAGCACAAGCAGCAAGGATAACTGGGATAGTAGGAAGCCAGCCAAGAAAGACACCTACAAATGCTACAGCATCGAAAGATGCCTTAACGAAGGGATGGTGTGTCATAGTTGAATAAGCTTCTTTTCAGGAACCAATACAGGAGAAGCTTTATGCTCTTCCTCGTAGAGAAGCTTAAGGGCTTGCTGAGCTAATAGACCTTGCATTAAGATAATTCCTTTTAGGTCTAGCTTAGCTAAGCTATCCTCGAACTTATTAGGGTTCATCCCTTAACCTTCTTAAGTTTAGGGTTCTTCTTCTTAGCTTTAGCCGAAGCATTCCTAGAACTCTTAGCTAGGATAGCTCCTGCTGCTTTCTTAGAAATACCTTCTTTACTGGCTATCTTAGCTTGTACTGCTTTAAAGGACATGGTAATTAACTATATGCTTGCTTTAATGAAAATAAGGTTTATAATACGGAATTCGTCTGTAACTGCATATTATACAGGAAAGGAAAGTATTTGTCAAATTTAATTGATCACGCCAACAAAGAACTGCAGAAAGCAGAGCTATTCGATAAGGATGCTGACTACGACGGTATGCTAGGAGATGCTGTATTAGAATTAATAACTACATTTGCTAAGCAAGGTCATTCAGGCTATAGTGCTTCTATGACTAGGGAATTGTTTTATAAGCTAAGTAACTTTGAGGAACTATGAGAGTTTTAGTATGTGGAAGTAGGCATTTCAACGATTATGAATTACTCGAAAGAACTTTAAGTGAAATTGAAATTACAGAAGTTATCGAAGGAGAAGCTCGTGGAGCTGATACGTTTAGTCGAATATATGCAGAACGACACGGAATTCCAGTGTTACGTTTCCCTGCGGAGTGGGATAAATACGGAAAAGCTGCAGGACCAATTAGAAACAGTCAGATGCTTACTGAGGGAAAACCACAGTTGGTTGTTGCCTTCTTGGGACCCAATAGCAGAGGAACCCAAAATATGATTAATCAAGCTAAGAAAGCTAATATCCCAGTAAAGGTAATTGAAATATGAAAGAAGTTAAACATAAGGAGGATAGAAAGCTATTAGTTACTTTAGCTAATAGCTTAGTTATCTCTGTTAAGAATATAAGCAGAGATGAACTACAGTATTGGAATATAACAGGTACTAAAGGTAAGATAGAAACTGATGGTACCTATTGGTATATATACGCTGAAGGTAATAATCTAGGAAAGAGATTGTCCTTCATGGAGCCTCAAATGAATGGATTGTCTTTTAAGCTCGATAGAATGCCCACTGAGGAAGAGGCAGAAATAATCAGAAAGATCGTTGGACTAAAGAAAAAGAAGCAGTATTCAGCAGAATACCTAGAAGTACTAAAAATTAGGGGTAAATCTCTAAGTAAGAAGGGGGGTTTTTAATTCAGCCATGCGTTATTTCGTGAAGGTGGTAGTCACACTAGGGTATATAGCTTTAATGGGATATTTAGCCTCTAACCACCTGTTCTACGGGAGAGCTATCAACGGGGACTGGATGTTGGTATTTAGGCCATGACCGATGAAGAGTTTGATAAATGGTACTGGAGCTATGCTTATGGAAGTAAGGCTATCTGTATCAAAGCTATAGAAGCTTCAGATTTACCAGAGGAAGAAAAGAAGATTAGAATAGGTAGGCATAAAGCTAATATGGGGATTAGGAAATGAAAAGAAATCTACCCCAAGAAGGTTATTGTTATCCCTACCATAGGTTTTGTTACTTTCCTATTGATAAAAATACCTTCTGTTGTTGGAAGTGTTGGAAGTTGTATTGGCTATCTAAGGATGATCTTTGATTAAAAATTTCTCCGAGATAATTTTGAGGTGTAATTCAAGGTCGCCGAAGGCCCCCCGGCACCCCCACATCGGAGGGACAGCGAGGCTGACCTATTCGGGAAAGAATAATTACGGATTATCAGAATTCGGATTAACAGCATTGCTGATTATCCGAAGGTTGCCTTAGCAACTAAGCAGTTAGCTTGATAAGATACTATTCTCGTAAAATACCTTAGGTACCGTAAGGCTTAGCGTAGCTAATGATTACGTATAATACCTATAGCTATAGCTTATTATTACATACGGTATCTATTAGGATAATCCTAAGGATACCTTAGGTACTAAGGTAATACATATATACCTTAAGGGGCCGGGTATGTCTTTCCGGCCACACTGTGTCTTTCAATACCAAAGATAACTATGAACAAATATGCAACACAGTATTAGCTTTGCTTATATCAAATAAGTATATTCTCTTCTAACGGGTATCTTTAGTGAGTTATTCTACCCGATAATGGCTTATCGCCTTGCTTTAGTCAGATTTGGGCTTACAATACATCATTGGGCAGTTGTGCTGCCTACTATCTGGATACGCTCTACCTAGCACGGATTGAGCCAAGCGCAGATAGTGTTCTTTGACATTGTGAACCGCTCGCTTGCTCTGCCTGTCCCCAAGGGGATGAGCATGAACTATGACTGTATCATCCGGTTGTACCGGACAGAAACAGACTATCTTGAATGGCGTAAGTCATTCTGGAATAGAGAACGCATCTTTGCATTCGTTGAGGCTACTATCCTCAACCGTGCACCTGAATACGTTCGCATATCGGTTGACATTGCTTTGCCTGCGGGATTGCAGGTGCAGCCATGACAACGCTAGAGCAACAGAACAGGATAGCTGAAAGGCTATTCCTGTTATCGTCGTTCTCTCTGATCATAGCCATGATTGGAGTAGCGATATGAAAGACGTGAATGTTATTCACGATAAAGTCGGAGTTTATTCCTATTGGAATTCCTCCACATTTCACGAAGCAATCCAAGAGCCATGGCTTACACGCTATTGGCATGATTACTTCGAAGGTAAACATAAACCTAACTACCCAGTGCCAGCGATACGAAACCCAATTCATCCTGTTGAATTGTGGTTGCTTGACGTTTTGTTACCTAAGCCAAACTAACTCTAACCGGGGACAGACACGGCAAGCGAGCAACAGAAAGGACTACGATATGTCTACACTTACCGCTCAAGACGTTATGCCTTACACTCTTGCATTCAAAGCCAAGTATGGCCGCGATACCACGTTATCTATCGATGACATGGAAGCGGTTATCATGAATGCCGAGGCTGACATGACGGCTGAAGACTTCGCTGAAGCTTTTAAAGAGGCTGAAGTCGATACGAATGATAGGTCGCAAAACAACGATGACAACGGCGTTGTTATGGCCGGTGACATTGACGATTATCGCAAGCGTTTTCCGAAGCAAACTGCCAAGTATTCTGACAAGCAATTGTCAGACTTGGTAATGGCAACGGAAGATGACATGGATGACGCTGATTGGATCAAGTATTTTGAGACAGGCAGCATTCCAAGCGATGAACCGTCAACGGTCATTGAAAGCACGGATGCTTATGAGTATTCCAAGCGATTGGATGCTGATAAGCAATTCAATGACGACTTGGAAACTAATGCCAAGGCTGCATTAGAAAACAAGCGTGGTGCGGCTGTTATCAGACGTGACATTGTTCGGCTGTTTGGCGAGGAAACGATTGCAACTGTCTGGCCTATTCCCGGCTCTAGCAATAAGACGCATCCGGGAAGCAACAGGAAGTTGCACCGTTATCCGACTATCGTTCGCGACAGCGAAGGCCAGTCAAAGGCTGGCGAAGGCGATTGGTACTATGATTTGCTTGATGGTACCACGGAAGGCAAGAGGTTGGTTGCTGCGATCGAAAGTATCAAGGCAGCTAAGAAAGGCGAAACTGGCAAACATATCTTGCCAGAACATGCCGCACTTGCTGGCGATGAAATCAAGTTGACCGCTGTTAAGGCACAACTTGAAGGCAAACGTTCCACGAAGAAAGCCGCAATCATTCGCGCGGTGAATATCGTGCAGACTATGCATCGCCTCAACAACGAAACCGAAATGGCGGTTGAGTTGATTACCGACGATGGTACGCCTGAAGGTATGCCCGTCGAAAGCCAAAAGCTTCTCTACGTCTATAACAGCAAGGATCGGAAACAATTCCGTGTCCTGACTATTGGTCAATTGCTGGCGTTGGACGTGGATAAAGCCAAGGGTGACGGCGGAACATATAATGCCGTTGTCGGCACTACTGGACGCCAGCCAAAGGGTGCTGGCAAGGAAGCTAAGACTGTTCCGCAAATCGATAACGTCGCGCTGTATGACGAATGTACAGCGGTATATGCGACGTTCTTTGATAAGTTGATCGGAGATGCCAAGGCAACTAACGCGTTGCTGACGCATCTCAACTCAGCGGGAACGGATGACTTGCTATTGAGCATGAACAAGATTGCTCTTGGCTTGGATGGTTTCTTGTCCAAGCCCGGTATTGCTAAGCGTCTGTCAGACTTGCTTGCTGAAGATAAGAAAAGCAAGGCAGCCTAGTTAAAACTATGAACCCCGGTTCGCGAAAGCGGCCGGGGTTTTTCTTTGTCTGATTAACCTGAATCCAGATTCATTTGTTGCCGCAGCTACCGCACTGCAACAATTCACGTTATGTTCTCTGTGATCTATTTACCACAGTGTGGCATTTCTGCCACACATCAATTATGATAGGTCGACACAAACTCGTGCGCTACGCGTCATAAACGGTTAGTGCACAGCAATGATTAAGCCGTCGTTGTCGATAGGATAAGCTGTAATGATTTCAAGCAGTTGCATTAAGCAGCCGTTAGTATATACTTATGGATACTGAGAGATTGCCTAGAAGAAACGGACTGGCGAATGAAATCAGGAGCCTGCTTCTCAGTGTCCGGTGATGCTTCTAGTTCTGTCGGTCGGCGGAGGTCCTGAGCAAGACCTAAAACTGCTTACTATCTAGTAGGAGTAACGCATGAAGATGTATATCGGAGTTGGCTTTGAAGATGGCCAAGTGAGACAGATTGAGGCTAATCCTGATAACTTAAAGGATATGGCCAAGATTATCTGGACTACAGTTCATGATGAACTGAATGCCAATACATTCGAGATCACTATCCAGCTTGAGGATGGTGAAAAAAGAGACTCACCGAACTAAACTAAGGGGTAGTTGGGGTTATATTTTCAACGGAGGGTTGAATGCATAAAGTTTATGTCGAGTACTATTCCTATGAGCACCTCCGTTTGGTGTATCATAGATGGAAAGAACAACACTGCATTTATGCAGATGGTTTAATCTTCATCAAGATGGTGTCACCATGAACGAACGGTATAGAATGCCTCGTGACTGGTGTAACAAAAATGCAGTTGTGAAGTATGCAACTCAGCTTGCTGTTATTTGTACGTCGTCAGGTATGACGGTGTATAAGATGCCGAGCCGTCCTAACTACAACATCTGCCATACCGTTAATGAGAAACGGCATGGAATTAAAGAAGATTGGGTTGTTCATCGGACAGGATTACTCTCATGAAATGGTGGGTATTCTGGAGCAAGCATCTGCGAATGAGATACTATGTAAACTACCTTCGGGTAGTTTATTTGTTTGTGCCTTGTCATGAAGAATGGTGGAAGTCTCAGCCTTGGCATAACAACGATAACAGGAGAGTTAAATGAACTACTGGGGTTACAGCATAGTTTTGTTGGGCTATGCAGTTGTGTGTGTATCAGTGTTGTATTGGTTTCATATTAACGGAGGTGATGATGAAAACGGCAGTGTTGATTGACGGCTCCAATACGTACATGGCTATGCGTAACCTCTATGAAATCGACTGGAATGCATTCAGGAGATATCATAATAAACATTATCCGATGGTACAGTTGCTGTATTATACTGCTGTCCATACCGTCGAAGGGCATAGTGATATCCGTCCATTAGTTGATTGGTTGGATTTCAACGGTTATCGTGTCATTCAGAAACCTACCAAGACATTCAATAATTCCGAGAATGGCTTGAAGAAGATTAAAGGTGATATGGATGTAGAGATTGCAGTTGATATGGTTCGACTATCTCGAAAGATGGACCATATCATATTGTATTCTGGTGATGGTGATTACGTCCCTGCTGTACGTGCAGCACAGGATGAAGGTTGTTACATCACGGTAGTATCAGCGATGTCTGTCGCTGCTGATGAACTACGTCGTGCGTGTAATTCTTTCATCGATATCGCAGAATTGCAGGGAGTGCTGTGTCGTGGGAAAACATCTACCCCGTAAGGGTGATTCAGTTTGGACGAGGGAATATGCCAACGGTATCGTGAAACATATCGATTGGGATAGTCGTGAAGTCATATGTTTCTTCTACAATAGTAACTCAGAAGAAAGCATAGACCTTCACGAGTTTGAGTACAGGAACGACAGAACCAACCAATGGGTGATAACATGATCAATCACGGTAAGTTGCTTGAAGATTTATCTATCGATATCGATAACGAAGTTGTTGATATCAAGACACAGGGGGTTCCGTTTAAGGTCATAACTGACGCTATTGATCAGAAAGATTTGTTGAAGCAGACAACAGATTACACAACTCTGTTGCATCTTGAAGTTGATACGTTGTCATCTCAGTTGAGACATCGTGCTGAGATGATGCGGCGTCGGGCTGATGAGTTCGACGATATGGCTGATAGCCTCATCGATGCATACAATCAGCATAGTTCTAAAAGTAATCACATCGTGACTACTTGCGAGGATATCAAGGATACTCTCCAAGAACATGCGCATATCGAACCTACGAAGGTAAAATAGGAGGGTAAGATGCTGAGCGTACTCACAGAGGTAGTGTTGGGTATTGTTACTGTTCTCATACTACTTCTGTGGGTCGTGCTCTATAAGATTAGTCATCCGAATGACTATCCTCCGGATGGTAAGTTCCCTCATTGATTATGATAGGTTTACGAGCCAGCCTATTGAGTATATACATGTAACTGGCCGCTACATATACATACCAAACCGGGGTCAGTACTTATATATCGGATAAAAAGCCATGTCAAGGGGTAAAAGATTAATATTTGGTATTTGTTCGTGTAAACATGTCTTTTATGATGCTATTTCTATGAATTATCATCCTCAAGGTGATTATTTTGGTGTTTACCACCAATGGGTAGAAGTTCCTGATATCAGAATAGTAAAGGAAATGACATGCCATGTTCGAG